TCATGGCCTGCACATCCGTGCTTTGCTTGATCCGACCGATCCAGATGTCCGAGCCATTGTCCCAAAAATGAAACGGGGCGACTTGGATAAAATGTCGTTCGCTTTCGTGCCGACCCGCCAGAAATGGGATGATGAGGATGAAATGCCCCGTCGTACCATTGAAGAGGCGGAGCTGCATGATGTGAGCATCGTGACGACCCCTGCATACGAAGGTACTGAAATTGGCCTTCGGAGTTTGGAGCGGCATCGCGCACGGCAAAAGAAGAGCCAAGCAGCCAGAAGGTTGCGCATGAAGGCTCGCCAATCCCTAAATCGCAAAGGAAACTTCTCATGACAGAGATGAAAACAATGCGTGAAGAGATGGCTGCTATTGCCACCGAAGCACGCAACAAATTAGCCGAAGTAACTGACGAAACGCCAGAAGAGCGCGCGGCAGAGATCGAACGTGAGTTCGATGCCATGATGGCAGACCATGACAAGCTGGCGGCGCGTGTTGAGCGCGAAGATCGCGTTGCAAAAGCGTTTAAAAAGCTAGAAGCGACGGATACGACTAAAATTCCAGAAGCCGAAGGTCGCACTGCACCAGCAGTCGATAACGGGCTAACTATGGATTACCGCGCTGCCTTCGCTGAAATGATTGCAAATGGCGGTGACGCTTATGTTGAGCCAGAAGTTCGCAATGTTCTCAAAGAATATCGCGTCCAAGTTGGATCAACGAACTCTGCTGGCGGTTACACCGTACCGACTGAGCTAGCAACGTTCATCGTTGAGAGCATGAAAGCATTTGGTCCGATGTACACATCACCAGTGTTTACAAGCATCGAAACAGCAGCGGGCAACCCGTTTAACATTCCAACGCTTGATGACACAGCCGTGACTGCTGAAGCGCATACAGAAGGCACTCAGCCAACTGACGATGGCGGTAAAGACGCGACATTCGGTCAGAAATCGCTGAACGCTTATGCATTCAACACTGAGTGGGTGCGTTGGTCAGCGGAACTGAATGCAGACAGCGTGTTTAACATGGAAAGCCTATTGGGTCGCTTGCTTGGTGAGCGCATGGGGCGCATTGCGAACGCAAAGCTAACCACAGGTTCAGGTTCATCTGATGTTGAAGGTATCGTCACAAATTCAGCGGCTGGTGTAACTGCTGCCTCTGCAACGGCTGTGACTGCTGATGAGATCATCGACCTCGTGCATTCAGTTGATCCTGCGTATCGTCAATCGCCAAATGCTGCGATCATGATGAACGACAGCACACTGAAGGCGATCCGTAAGCTAAAAGATGGCAACGGCAACTATTTATGGCAAATGGGCGACTTCCAAATTGGAACACCGCAAAACATTCTGGGCTATCCAGTTGTTGTGAACCAAGACATGGACAGCATTGCGACTGGCAAGAAAACAATCTTGTTCGGTGACATGTCTCGCTTCTACGTCCGCAAGGTTGGTCAGCCGAGCATTTACGTTGCACGTGAACGCTTTGCGCCTGACTTCGGTATTCTCGGGTACATTCGCTTGGATGGCTGCTTGTCCGATACGGCGGCTGTCAAGCACCTCGTTCAAGCATAAAAAAATGGGTGCTGCTGAAGCTAACAAGACAGCACCCAAGGTAGGAAGGTGCAAAGAATGCACTGGTATCAACATGATACCTTTCTTTTAGTTTTACAATAAAATTTAGTTGGGGGCGGCATCGCCCTCACTTTTTCTGGAGGCCAATATGAAATTAAGACTTTTGCAGAGTATGGCTGGCATCGATTTCTCACATGATCGCGGCGACATCATAGAAGTGAACGACGCAGATGCGATCCAACGCTATGTAGAGCGCGGCATCGCTGAGATCGTCGAACCTGCCAAAAAAGAAAAAGCCATTAAGAAAACGGCTAAAAAAGAAACTGCCACGAAGGCTTAACTAATGCCCACCTTATCGCTCCAACACCGCGTGCAGCGGGTCACAGCACCAACAGCTGAGCCAGTCTCTGTTGCCGACGCTAAACGCCACCTGCGTGTTGAACATTCCGACGATGATCTGCTGATCAAACGCTTGATCGAAACCGCAGTTGCCTATGTCGATGTGCGTGGTGCGTTGGGCAAAGCGATGATTACACAAACATGGGCAGAGTGGTTTGCTCCAAATCCGTCAGAGATTATTCTTTCGTTGGGTCCGGTGCAGTCTGTTAGTTCGATCAGCTATTACGATACTGACAATGCGCTACAGACATCCTTGCTTGCTAACTATCACGTTCTGGGGCCGTCAACGCGGACAGTCATCAAACCTAAGTCGGGATATAACTGGCCAACGACGTTCACCCGTGATGACGCAATTAAGGTGCAATATGTCATAGGGTACGGTGACACGTTTAGAGATGTGCCTAGTACCGTGCGCCATGCGATCTTAATGCTGGTGTCCCACTATTATGAAAACCGCGAATTAGAGGTCATTGGTGTAAGTACAAAAACGCTGCCATTCGGCTTTGAGGCTTTAATCGATAATGAGCGGGCAGCTTGGTATGGCTAGGGCCGGGGCATTTCGCGAGCGTGTTACCTTCCAGCGAATGGCATCAACAACGGACGATTACGGCAACGTCACCGCTGCGTCTTGGTCAAATATAGCAAGCAGAAACGCACAGTTTACCGAACGCACTGGATTCCAAGATGACCAGCAAGGTGCGCTGCAAGATGTGGCTATTGCTCGCATGAAAGTGCGGTCGGACACGACTATGAAAACCATTACAGTCGCTGACCGGGTTTCAGCTCGAAATACGCTCTGGGCGATTAAGTCCATATCGACTGCAACACCCAAGGGCGACATCTTAGAGTTTGTCCTTGAAAAGGGCGTTGCGACATGAAGGTTGATAGTAAGGGTGTTGCGCGTGCGTTTAAGCAATTACCGAAGAAACAACGCGGTTACATCTTTAAAGCAATCCGTAAATCCGTGAATGAAGGCGTGCGACTTGCAAAAACCTTGGCACCAAAAGATACAGGTGACTTAGCGCAAGGTATTCATGCTAAATATAATATAGAAAGCAATGCTTTAGTCGGCTCTGTTGAAGCAGCACCTTCAGATGCAAAAAGCCAAATTAAAGCGTTGTCCGTCGAATTTGGTCGCCAATATAAGCGCGGCAGACGCCAACCAGCACGGTCTGGAAAGCGGGACACAGGTAAGACTTCGCCAAATCCGTTCATGCGGCGCACTCAGTCGATCATTGGTCCTAAGCATGTGAGCCGCGTGAAGCGCGCGATGAATAAGGCCGCAAAAGAGGTTGGACTGTCATGAGCAATGGGTTTGCGCTGGAATTGCAGAAAGGCGTTCGTGCAACTCTGGCGGCTAATAGTGGCGTAACCAACTTGGTTTCCACACGCATTTATGACGAACCGCCAACACCTGTGACTTATCCGTTTATTAGATTTGGAAACATCACGCCTAGTGCAGATGACACGGACGGCAACATCGGTGCTGAAGTTAGTTTTGAAATTGAGGCGTTCTCCCAAACCACAGGACGGGTTGAAGCCACACAAATCGCTGAAGCAGTCCGTGCTGCACTTCACCGATCAGAAAGCAGCGTGACGCTTACAGGGTTCCACCTGATTGAGCTGCGTTGCGAAAATTACGTTGTCACAAGAAATACAGACGAACGGGGCCACAGTGCCAGCGTCATTCTGACGGCAATGTTGGAAACCGCCTAAGTCGAAAGGAACGAAAATGGCAAAACAATTAGGACGCGCCTTACTCCTGCGGATAGGGGACGGAGGCGGAAGCGAGGTGTTTTCAGCATTGGCTGGCATCAACTCCAAAACGCTAACGATTAACAACTCAGCAATCGACGTCACAACGCCTGATGCATCTTCACCGGGCGGTGTTTTGTTTGCTGCGTCACTGAATGGTTTGAAATCCGTATCTGTTTCTGGCGATGGTATATTTTTGGATGAAACTGCAGAAGCACGATTGAACACAGTGGCTATGCAGGCCGATCCTGTTGCCAACTTCGAGGTCGTTGTTCCTGATTTCGGCACTTACGCTGGTGAGTTCCGCGTGACGTCGTTTGAGTGGGGCGGAGAAACAGAGGGCGGCGTTACGTTTTCGACAAGTTTGGAAAGCAACGGGACTGTCACGTTCACTGCTGCCTAGTGTGCAACATATTTCATCATCAGTAAAAATTGTCGCTTAAATTTTCCGCAGAACGAAGAGAAGCCGCAAGTTTGCAGTGACATATGTTGCATGATGTAATTTGAAACGCTCAACTGCATGCATGTTAGCATCATCCCTGTTAACACATCTCCGATCAGCCGCTTCTAGTCCAAGCGGTTTATCAAACTCTAAATGGACACCTCCTAATGTCCAAAACACTTGGCCACTGCTTTTTCCTGTCAGCAGTGGCTTTTTTCATGGAAGCAACCTTACATGGCAATTACAGCAACCGCACCGCGCGGCGGCATGGTCGAAGAAATAGACGGTGCCACTCACACACTTTTGTTACGTTGTCGTGAAATAGAGCGTTTTGAGGATATGCATCGGGGAATATTTGATGTCTGGGAAGGTTTCTTTGGCCGTGCGAATAAGCCTACGTCGCGTGAAATACGAGACATCGTTGCTCTTGCTCTGGTTGGTGGCGGCAAGACGGACGCGAATGCTGATAAGTTGGTTGAGAATGCAACGCCAGCGGACTTATTTAGGTTTTATCAAATCGCTCAAGCGGTTCTCGGCGTAGCTTTCATGCCTGACGCTTTTGATGAAGCGGAACTCAAAAAAAAAGACAGCCAAGCGGAAGCGGACGCAAACGACTTGATGTCCGACAACTTATATCAAATGCAATCATAACTGGTCTGAAACCATCGGATATTCGGGACATGATCCCGCGCGATGTTTTCTTGGTGTTTGAGGGTTGGCAGAAAGCGCATAGCCCCAAAAAACCGGGATCTAATGCACCCACTTTAAATGAAGCCAAAGAGTTGGCGCAGAGGTACGGATAATGGCGATTACAGCGCAGGAACTGAACGTCATACTTTCTGCTCGTGACAGGCAATTTACAAAGGCTATGGACCGCGCACAGCGGCGTGTTGAAAAATTTGCATCCAAGTCTCAGAAGGATTTAAGCCGCACGACAAAAGCTGTGAGCATGCTTTCCGCTGCCGCTTCTAAGATTGGACCAGCCTTTACGTTGACAGCGGCTGCTGCTGGGCTTCAGCAGATGTTCAAATCAGCAACTGAAACTGCATTTGAGATCGATAAGCTATCCAAGCTGGCTGGTGTTGGAACAGAAAGGTTTCAGGAGCTAGCTTTTGCGGCGCGGTCGGTCGGAGTTGATCAAGAAAAGCTGGCTGACATTCTTAAAGATACTAATGACAAGTTTGGTGATTTCTTCCTGACAGGTGCAGGGCCGCTTGCAGACTTCTTTGAGACTATTGGGCCGAAGGTCGGCATTACGGCTGAGGCATTTAAAGGATTATCTAGCGATCAAGCGTTGGGTCTTTATGTACAAAAGCTACAAGAGGCGGGCGTTAATCAGCAGGAGCTGACCTTTTTCCTTGAAGCATTAGCATCTGACGCCACATTGCTGGCACCGCTACTGGTGAACAATGCAAACGCGCTTAATCAAATGGCTGAAGAAGCACGTGATCTAGGAGTGGTTATTGATCAAGACTTGATTGGCAAATCTGCACGGATGCGAACGCAGTTTGATCAAGTCATCACGGCCATGCAGAAAAAGTTCCAAGCGTTTGCCATGACCGTCGTGGTGGGCTTTGACGCTATCTTCGACATTTCCGAGCAAGAGCAAATGCGGGAACTGCAGAAACAGATGGACAAGGTTCAGGACGAACGTGGCCGTCTAGGTGATTTGCTCAGAAATTTGAACCAAACAGAGATGGACAGTACGCGGAAGGCTGACATCGAAAAAGGGATTGTCGCCGATCTACAAAAACAAAGTGAGCTGTATAATAGCTTGCAGGAGCAACACACCGCTATCGTTGATAACCTAGCATTACGTGTGCAACTTGAAGAAAAATTCCAAGAATTAGGCGAAACTGGAAACACTGGTTCAGGTTTAACAAGCCCAGAAAATCTTTCTGCCGTAAACAAACAACTGCAGATCATGGGTGCTGCGATGGATGACTTGGACAGCATCGCGGGTACGCTTGAGAGTTCATTTGAAAGTGTATTCATGTCCGCGCTTGATGGCGCGCAAAGTTTTGAAGACACCGTAAAGCAGATGGCTGTGCAGATTATTCGTGAGCTGTATCGCGTGCTTGTTGTTCAGACACTTGTAAACGCAGCCATGACGGCACTTGGCGTTTCACCTGCGCCCGTACCTGGCGTCACTGGTAATGCGGCTGGTGGTGCAGTTACAGCGGGTCGGCCAACGGTTGTTGGTGAGCATGGACGAGAGATATTTGTTCCAAGCACATCTGGTCGGGTTTTGTCAGTGCCACAAGCCAAGGCAGCAGTGTCAGGGGCAGGGGCTGGGATCGTGATCAACCAATCACTAAACATCTCGACTGGCGTCTCGCAGACCGTCAAAGCTGAAATCCAACAAATGCTCCCGCGTATTACAGAAACAACTAAAGCCGCTGTTGCAGATGCTGCACGTCGTGGCGGATCGTATTCAAAGGCGTTTGGCTAATGGCGATTTCATATCCACTATCGATGCCCAACAATACGTCGATACAGTCAATTGAGCTGACAGCGCGTAACACCGTCGCCGTCTCGCGTTCGCCGTTCACTTATGCAGAGCAAGTTCATGCATATGGCGGTCAGGCGTGGGAAGCGGTTGTAAGCCTCAAGCCAATGACGAGATCGGATGCAGAGCAATGGCTGTCATTCCTCGTTTCGCTGCGTGGTCAATACGGAACGTTTTTGTTGGGTGATCCTGCGGGTTACTCGTTGCAGTCAACAGCAGCACCAAGCAGCGCAACAATTACAGGGTCGTCTGGCAGTGGTTCACTAACAGCGACAATGACAGGAACCCTTACTGCAGGCGATTACGTCCAGATTGGGTCTGCATCCAGCGCACGGCTTCACAAGGTACTAGAGACGCTCACAGACAGCGGTACGCTAGAGGTTTGGCCATATCTGCGCACGTCCTACTCAAGTGCAGAAAGCCTTGTCCTATCGAACCCACGTGGCTGCTTTAGGCTGGCAACAAACCAGACATCTTGGTCTTATGATCAGCTTCGCCATTACGGTGTGTCTTTTGCTGCGGTGGAGGTCACATGACACGGACGATCAACTCAAGCCTGCTGACAGCTTTACAAGAAACAGCAATCGAACCTTACTTTGCTCTAGAGTTCATGTTTGATAGTGGGGCAGTGCGCTTATGGACAGGCTTGGGTGACAAGAGCATTACCGTGCGCGGCTCAAGCCAAACCTTTAACGGGACAGGCTCATTGCTTGCGATCTCAGGATTAGAGGAAGTGAACGACCTGTCCGCACGTTCAGTGACCGCAACGTTGAGCGGCATCCCATCAAGCATTGTTTCACTTGCACTGCAGGAACCCTATCAGCGCAGACGCGCATCCATTTACTTTGGTGAATTATCTCAAACTGCAGTCGTAGAAGTTTTCTCAGGTAAGATGAACACAATGCGATTGATCGATGAGGGCGAAACAAGCCAAGTCGAGGTAACAATAGAAAGCAAGTTGGTCGAGCTGTCGCGCGCATCCAACTATCGCTACACGGATGAAAGCCACAAAGCACGCTACGCTGGCGATACCTTCTTCAGCTATGTGCAAGACATACAAGATTTGAGCGTAACGTGGGGCCGCAGGAGCGACTGAACGAATACCTTCGCGAGGTGCAGGATAGACCGTTCGCGTGGGGGTTTCATGATTGCTTTACGTTCACGAATACTGCGTTTCGGATTATGCACGGCAAAGGCTATGCGGATGACTGGGTTGGTCGCTACATGATCAATGGTCGTCCAATGCGTCGCGATGAACTTAGAGATGAGTTTGGCTGCTTTACGCTCGAACGTGCGCTGGATGACCGCCTGCAACGCGTAGATAGGCCACAGCGGTTTGCTTTGGTTACGACAAGACGCGCACAGCGTTGGGTAACTGGCGTTGCGCTGGGCATCTGCGTTGGCACAAAATCACTGTTTCTGGGCAAGGGTGAGTTCATTTCACTTAAGCACCAAGACATTTCAGATACATGGATCGCTAGATGAAAAAAGCAGGCTTACCCGCGATTGTTGATCCGTGGAACAAGAAAGAATTTGACCGCGTAAACCGCGATCCCGTGTCCGCAATGATCGCAACCTACGTGACGGGTGCTGCGGCAGGGACCACGCTTACGGCAGCTATTGGCGCAAGTATGTGGGGCTGGGTGGCTGTCTATGCAGTTTCGACAATTGCGATCACTGCTGCTGTATCCTGGGCGATAGGTCAAACGCTTGGTCGGCCACAGTTAGACTTCCCAGCCACGGATAGTGGGGGAACGCTTGTAAACAGCCGTGGTGCACTGAAGCCGCAAGAATTTGTGTATGGCAAGGTTCGCAAAGGCGGCGTTGAAACGTTTATCAAATCGACAGGCGGCGATAATAAAATCCTGCACAAGATCATCGTGCTTGCTGGGCATGAGTGCAATTCCATCGGTGACATCTACCTCAATGATGAAGTCGTTACGATGAGCGGTGATACAGTCACCAGTTCGCCGTGGAACAGTAAGATCAAGATTTACAAACACCTTGGCGCACAGACATCAGCCACAGACACGTTCAGCGGCTCCAGTAGTACCCTAAACAGTACGCTACACAGCGAGGCAGGTGTCGAGAGTTCCTTTATCGGTAAAGGCATATGCTACCTCTATGTGCGAATGGAATACGATCAGGATGTTTTTGCAAACGGTGTCCCAATCATCACGGCGGTTGTTGAAGGTAAAAAGGTTTATAACTCCGCAACAGACACGACCGCCTACAGTGCAAACGCCGCTTTGGTGATCCGTGACTTTGTCACATCTGCCTACGGTCTTAACGATGATCAAGTTGATGATACGTCGTTTGAAAATGCAGCAAGCATTTGCGATGACACAATCACAACAAACGACGGCACAGAGAACAAGTATGAGATCAATGGCGTCGTTCGCTCAAATGAGCAAGTTGGGAGTGTGCTGCAAAACTTTATGACCGCGTGTGGTGGGACTTTGTTCTACGGCGGGGGTTACTGGCGACTGAACGTTGCAAACTATGTGACGCCAACCAAAACCTTTACATTGGACGATCTGCGTTCTGGCATCTCACTTGATACTAAGGTGCCGATGCAGGACAACTTCAATACTGTCCGGGGCACATATATCGACAAAGATAACGACTGGGTCAGTGGCGATTATCCTGAATATTACAGCAGCACGTTTGCCACTGAGGATAACGGTGAACTCGTAGCAACCAACCTTGATTTGCCATTCACAACGTCTGGAGCTGCTGCACAAAGGATTGCAAAGCTAACGCTGCTGCGTTCACGTGAGCAGTTGTCTTTCTCTGCTGACTTTGGCCTAAACGCTATCGATGTAGAAGTTGGCGACATCATTAAGCTGAATATCGCACGCTACGGCTGGGATACGACGCCAAAAGAATTTGAGGTTACTGGGTGGCGTCTTGTTGCTGGTGAAGCCAAAGACTTGCTCGTAAACCTTCAGCTTCGTGAAACCAGTCAGGCCGCGTTCAGTTGGTCCGTAGCCAATGAACAAACGATTACGCGCAACAATACGCAGCTTTTGAAGTATTACGAAGTACCAAGCATCGGGCTGACGGTTTCGCAAGAATATCGCGTCGTGAATGAAAACGTGACCACTGCACTGGTGGCTAACGTCAGTACGACAGCGTCTGAGCGCATTGATTACGTAACGCTGGAATACAAGCGCACATCAGATACTGATTACAAACTTATGGGGCAGGGTCGTATTGCTGGCTCCAACAACGTTGCTAGGTTTGAAGCGAATGACATATCTGTCCCGCAGGTCAACGAGGCTGCGATAAACTACACTGTTCGCGCAACGCCTGTTAATAATTTTGGCTATCGTGGGACGCCTCAAACAACAACAATCAATGTGACTGCGGATACAACTGCGCCAGCGTCGCCCAGTTCGCTTTCACGTCAACTCTCAGGTGGGTCGCTGTTCTTTAGTTGGCCCGCTGTCAGCGATCTTGATCTGTCGCACTATTCGCTTTGGTTTTCTTCTAACACCTCTGCCAGCTTTACGGATGCCTCAACGCTACGTGTGATCGATAAGATTGCGCGGCCAGCGACATCAATCACATACCCTGCGCGCGCTGGGACATTCTTTGTGAGTGCGATTGATAAGACGGGCAATGAAAGCGCAACAGCGGCGAGTACATCGATTGCAGTCAGTGAGCTGCCATCACTGAACCAAACGCACACTGATGAAGAGCATAATGATGCAACGCCGTTTAGTGGCACGACATCAAACGTATCGGTGACAAGCAATAAGCTACTGCTCACCACATACACTTCGTCGGGTTCGACAGGGACATATGATTTTTATCACGACGGCGATGGCTATATCGATGTCGGCTCAAATCGCACAATTCGAATTTCATATGGTGTCGTCTTAACCCGCAAACATGCATTGGCAGGCACGGGCGGACGTCAAACAGGTGAAATCAATTGGGATGAAATACCTGGCAACTGGGATACTTGGCCCGACGATTTTGATGATTGGACATTAGAAACCACAGACTTTGGTGATTACAACGTCGCCATACAGCTTGCCACAAGCACAGACGCATCCACTTGGTCTTCGTATTCAGCGGCTGGTGGAGAGGTGACAGCGCAATATGTTCGTTTCCGCGCTGTCCTTTCAAATGCAAACGCAAACGTGACGCCACTTGTCTCTGAGCTGACTGCAACCGCCGAATACTAAATCCAGAAATAACGTTAATAAATGTCTGCAAGTAATTGTAGTCATGTTGTTTTTGCAAACTAGCCAACCTCAAAAGGAGAAATATCATGGCTACACTTAACGACAGAGTGTTTGATAACGGTCTGACCGTTTTGGACACTGAAGCAAACCGCATTGATGTGACTTCGCAGGAGGCAACATCATATACCGAAGCAACCTCAACATACACGCTGGGCAACTCCACATCGTTGTCTGTTGGCGCACCTGCAGACCGTTCTGGTGGTGGTCGTGAGGTAACCGTTTCTGCAGTCTCTGATGGCTCTATCAGTGGCACTGGTACGGCGACGCATTATGCGATTGTAGATACGTCAAACAGCCGTCTTTTGGCGACAGGATCGCTATCAGCGTCACAGAGCGTAACAAGCGGCAACACCTTCACATTGGCATCGTTTACCATCGGCATCCCTGATCCGTCTTAAAATGTAAACAATTGAGGGGCTAGGCCATGGCTACGCTTGCAAACCGCGCCAAAATGACAACGGCGACGACGGGAACTGGCACAATTACATTAGGATCAGCAGCGGATGGGTATCAAACCTTTGCCGCTGCTGGCATTTCTAATGGTGATACGGTTCGCTACACCATCGAAGATGGAAACAACTGGGAAATTGGTACAGGTACATACACTGCTTCTGGCACCACGCTCATCCGCTCCGTAACGGAAAGCAGCAACTCTGGCTCAGCAATAAGTCTGTCGGGCAGTGCCGTTGTGTTTCTCACCATTGCTGCAACGGATTATGCGACGACATCAGATGCTGGCTTTATGTCATCCACTGATAAGTCAAAGCTGGATGGCATCGAAAGCGGTGCTGAAGTAAATGATCCTGCGTTTAAGACGATTTCGGTATCAGGGCAGAGCAACGTTGTTGCCGATGCTGATGCAGACACTCTTACGTTTGCAGCAGGCAGCAATGTCACGATCACAACCAATGCATCGACAGATACGGTCACAATTGCATCTACCGACACAAATACGACTTATTCGGCGGGTTCAGGATTAAGTCTGTCTGGTACGACCTTTAGTCATTCGGACACATCTTCGCAGGCAAGTTCCAATAACAGTGGGCGCACTTACATTCAGGATATTACACTGGATACTTATGGCCACGTTACAGGCATTGCGACTGCAACCGAAACCGTAACAAACACCGATACCAACACAACATCACTGCCAATCGAAAACAGCGCAGGAACAGCTCAGTTTACTGCGACTGATACCACTGGTTTGCAGTTTGTCGGTTCTGGTGCAACGAGCGTTGCATTTGACAGCACAAATAAGCGTGTCACGATTTCCTCCACTGACACAAACACCGATACCAATACCACTTATTCCGCAGGATCAGGTTTAAGTCTGTCTGGTACAACCTTCAGTCACTCAGACACCTCATCGCAGGCAAGTTCGAACAACAGTGGTAGAACCTACATTCAGGACATCACGCTCGATACATATGGTCACGTCACTGGCATCGCTACGGCTACTGAAACAGTGGTCAATACGGATACAAACACGACCTATTCAGCTGGTGCAGGGTTAGATTTATCAGGTACGACCTTCAGCATTGAAAGCGATGTGCGCGAACACTCTAACCAATATTTTGGCGGTAGTGGCGGCGAATACACATACTATGACAACAGCAATGCATTGATTAGGTTTTACATCAATTCAAGTGAGGAGCTGCGTCTTGAAAGCGATGGTGACTTGCACGCTGACGGGAACGTTATTGCTTATTCAACAACCATTTCCGATCCACGATTAAAAGATGATGTGCAGAGGATTGAAGGTGCTTTAGCAAAGGTTCAAAAGCTAAACGGATACACGTTCACCTACAAAGCTGATGGTGTTGAAAGCGCAGGCGTTATGTCGCCAGAGGTAAAAGATGTTCTGCCTTCTGCTGTTAAGCAATCAACGCTTGGCCTGAAAACAGGTGATGATGGCACTTTATACGACATCGTTCAGTATGATCAGCTCACAGCCTTATTCATAGAAGCGATTAAGGAACTTAAAGCTGAAATTGAGGGGCTAAAGAATGGCTCTGCAAAGTAGTGGTCAAATTTCACTTAACGATATTCATGTTGAAGCGGGTGGTTCGAGTGGGTCACTGGCAGGGATAAACGATAGCGATATTCGCGGATTGATAAGTAAAGGTTCTGGCGCACAAATGTCATTCTCAGAATGGTACGGTGCGTCCAATTCGATAACGATAACCGTCTTGCTTGTAGCAGGTGGAGGAGGAGGGGGATCACATAACAGTGGTGGCCCGTTCGGAGGAGGTGGAGCAGGTGGCGTTCTGCACGGCACAATGTCTGTATCTCCGAACTCTACGCACAGCTTTACAATTGGTGCAGGTGGGACAGCGGGCAACTTCTCAAATGGTCGTGGTACTGCCAACCCTGGTGGAGACAGTACATTTAACGGAGCGACTGCAAAAGGCGGCGGAGGCGGGGGCAACTCTGGTACACCGTATTACGATGGTCGAGGTGGTTCTGGGGGATCAGGAGGAGCGTCTGCTTGGTATGGACCAGGCGGTTCAGCCACGCAAGGTAACTCAGGTGGTCTAACAGGTTATGGTAATAATGGCGGCGTAGGCGGTCAGGCATCTGCGGTTGCAGCACGAGCTGGTGGCGGCGGTGCAGGTGGTGCAGGTTACCAAAACGGATATGGCGCAGGCAAAACCTTCAACATGGGTGGTACAAACTACTATGTCGGTGAAGGTGGCGGTGGTGGGTACCACGGTAATGGTTCTGGCTACGGCGGTGGTGGCGGTGGATTTGGCACTGGGAACTCGGGCGTACTGATCGTTACTGGTCCAAATAATACCGTAGTTAAAACCTCGTCTGGAACCCTAACAATTTCTGGTGGGACGCTCTCATAATGGCTTTGTTTGCAAAAATCGAAAACAACTTTGTCGTCAATGTAATCGTAGCTGAACAGGATTTTGCCGACACATTAGATGGTCTGTGGGTGAAATGCCCATCACAGTTCGGCATAGGCGATGAATACGATCCAGACACTGGTGAAATATACCCGCCTCAACCTTTCCCAAGCTGGGTAAAAGATACGAGCGTTGACGGATGGAAAGCACCAGTTGATGTGCCAGATGACGCAGGTTTTGGTGAAGGTGAAATCACATATCGCTGGGACGAAGACACGCTGTCTTGGGTCGTGGTTACCTAAAAAATGCAACACTTAAACTAAGGTGAGCCATGTTTGGATTTTCCGCACTATCAGCCGCTACACTTGGTGATGACGGCGTCGTCTATGAACTTGGCGCATCGAGCATTCAGACTGGCGCACCCGTGCTGGCATCCCCTGCGGTCAATCAAGAACACGCCCTTACTGTAACAGCAATTGCGACAGCAAACCCAGTCGTCAACAACTGTAATGTGGCTGAGCGCGAAACGTTCACTGTTGCAGATATGGCTTCTGGGGAGCCTAGCGTTGCCAGCGCATCCCTTACACAAGATCACGCATTCACAGGTACGGCATTTGTTACTGGATCGCCAAGTGTAGCAACATCAGAAATCGATCAAGACCACGGTCTGACCGCGACGGTGATTACAGTAAACACGCCAAGCGTGGCCAACACTTATATTGATCAAGAACACGCGCTTACTGCGTCTGCGATAGCCGCTGGCACTCCCTCAGTAGCATCTGTTGCGATGTCAGAGGACGAAACGCTTACTGCGGACAATATCGTAGCAGGGGCTGTTCGTGTGGCCTCTGTGGCGATGTCAGAAGATGAAACATTTACGGCTGATAATATCGCTACAGGTGATCCAGAGATTGGGACTCCAGACATTTCGCAGGTGGATATTTTATCCGCAGACGGATTTGCTACTGGTGCGCCAAGCGTACCGACAACAACCTTCGAACAAACTCATGTCATAACACCATCTGATCTTACAACGGATGCCGCATTTGCGAATGACGCAAATATGGTCGAGAATGAAACTTTCACAGCGGATGATATTGTTACAGGTGCATTTGATGTTGCATCCGCAACAATGTCTGAAGATGAAACCTTTGCGGCGGTCAGCATTGCGACAGGCAACCCAGTTGTAGAGACAGTTGATGCCGTTACGATTTCCACGCTGACTGCTGATAATATCAACGCTGGCATTCCCTCAATCGGTGACACCGCATTTGGTCAGACACAAACGTTTGAGCCACCAGCCTTGGAATTGGGTGCGCCTGAACTTGGGTCGCCTGATGTGGATGTCGAACATATCCTTGGCGCAGATGATTGTGAGGCGGATGCGCCAATCGTTTCTGCAGCCGACATGGATACCACCAAAAATCTAGCGGCGGACAACATCCTAAGCGGCTCACCAAGCATCCCAGATATTCCGTTCGGTGCCGCGTTCCTACGCTACGTGCAGATCGAAGCAATTTCTGCCAACCAAGTCGAAGTGACCTCATTCAACAAAGCGGTGTAAAATGACGTTCTACATAAAACAAAACGACACAAGCCCAGCAATGCTGGCAACACTCAAAGACGGCGACGGTACGATAATTGAGTTGTCAGGTTCGACTGTGCGATTTCACATGCGCCCGCTGGGATCAGACAACACAACGGTGGATGCAGCGGCTTCGGTGTATGACTACGATGCGGGTCAGGTAAGCTATGCCTGGAGCGCGTCTGATACCGCAACAGCGGGGCTGTATGAGGCGGAGTTTGAAGTCACGAATACTGATGGCACAATCGAGACATTCCCAAACAACGGATACATCACGGTTGAAGTGACCGACGATATTACGTGATGCAATAAGAGGGTACTATGAGCCAACACGATTTCACTATCGCAAACCAGTCGGCATCGAATGCACGGACAGACATCAACAATGCGTTGCAAGCCTTGGCGTCTTTGTCCAGCGGTGCATCAGCCCCATCAACAACGTTTGCAAACCAGCTTTGGTATGACACTGCAAACAACCAAATCAAAAAGCGGAACGAAGCAAACAGTGCATGGGTTACGCTTGGCACTGTAGACGACAGTGGCGGCACCTTCACACCCAATGGCGGCTTAATGCCTGCTGGGGCGGTGCAGTCGTTTGCAATGAATAGTGCGCCGACAGGTTGGCTATCTTGTGATGGCAGTGCCGTTTCGCGTTCAACTTATTCGGATTTGTTTGCGGCAATCAGCACAACGTTTGGCACTGGTGATGGCAGTACGACGTTTAATGTTCCTGATCTGCGTGGTGAGTTTATTCGTGGTTGGGATGCGGGCAGGGGGATCGACAGCGGTCGTTCGTTTGGTTCTGCGCAGGCAGATGAATTGAAGAGCCACACACACTCCATGACATTCGCACGAACTGGCTGGGATGCTTACACAGGCTTAAACGTTGGTTCTGGTTATAGCCAGCAAACTGGTGCCACAGGTGGTAACGAAACCAGACCCCGCAACATCGCGTTACTTTACTGCATCAAATATTAGAGGCTTCGATGGACAAACGAACAGTGGCATCCGCACATGAACGTATTGATGATCTGCAAATACAGGTGGCGGAGATTAAGACAGAAGTGAAAATCCAGTTCCGCGAAGTTTTCGCCCGCGTGAAACGACTTGAGGCGATCATGATCGGTGCATCCGCATCAATCATTGCCATGCTGGTTATGGTGCTGACACGGATGCCTTAGGATAAGGTTTAACTACGTTAAATTTTATTGAGCTTTCTGACCCAAAAATCAAAGTGTGTCTGTGTTTGACATGATTTGATAAGACTTAGTCACAAAATCATTGCAGGTTTCCATTCGACCCTGCATTCCAACCGAGATAGACCAACCCGTCGCAATACCTGTATCTGGGCTGCTGTAGTCTCTCACAACGCCTAAGTCTTTTGCACGTTTTTGCAGCTTTGCAGACGCGCGAGTAATTTCGCCAACTCCAGCACCACCTAAAACGTTGGCGCACTGACTTTTGGTAAATTCTAAGTAAGCTGCCTGCCGCGCTGCCTGTTCTCCAGGAGTTAAAGGTTCCCTATTCCCACCGCATGCTGCTAAAGTCAGGATTGCTGAGGTCACCACAGCTACTTTAATGTACATTTTTCCACTCTCCATAGTCTCATAATGCTACAAACATGCCTGATGTATGAACTACACGCAACAAACTTGTTTTCATAATATTTGATCAATGGATACAACATGATCGGTGCATCCGCATCAATCATTGCAATGCTTGTGATGGTACTCACGCGGATGCCTTAGGTCGGATGGCGGTATACTTGGACCACTTGTGGATACACTAGGACATCTTCT